ATTCGCTCGAAGCCCTGTCGGAACGCGACAGCGATCAGCCGTTCAGTAAACCCACCCCCGCAGCTCCGGCTGCGCCCCCGCCTGCGGCGACGGCCCCGCCTTCGTCCCCCAGCGAGGAGGACGTGGCCGCAGCGGTGGGCGCATTGGCGGAAGCGTAGCAATGGCCCCCCTGGATTACTCTCGCGTCACCACGGCGGGCCCGCTAGTCACGCTGGCGATGTTTAAGGAACACGTTCACAACGCCAGCCTGTCCGATACGGATCTCCAGCAGAAGCTGTCCGCTGCGGAAGCCGAAATCGTGGCGATGTGCGGGGCCGCGATCGATCCGACGTGGACGGCCACCACGGTCCCGAAGCCGATCCAGCAGGCCATCCTGGTCCTGGCTGGCCACTACAACGTCGATCGCGGCGATGACCCCGAAGGGAAAGAGTCCGGTACCTCTGACGCAGCCGTACGGACCGCCATACGCGAGATGCTGGCGTACCACCGTGATCCCCCTCTGGGCTAAACGCCATGCCTGCCCTGGGCCAGTACCGCAACTTAGTGACGCTGCAGGAACCGGGGCCCGTGGTACCCGATGCCGATGGGGGGTACTCCGAAGGCACGCAGCCGCTGAACCCCGCATCCTGGTGGTGCGCCATCATGCCGGCCACCGCGAAGGACCTGGAAGCCATCGGGGCGGGCTCCGTGCTGGCGCAGGGGACCCACATCGTGAAAGGCCCGTATCACGCCGGCATCACCACGCAGGCGTGGCTGCTGTTCAAATCGCGCCGGCTGAACGTGGTGTACGTGGCGAACCGGGAAGAGCGATCGATTGAAACGGATCTCGTCTGCACCGAAGTGGTGAAGTGATGCCGCTACGGTGGGAAGGACTGGACGATTACCGCGCAGCCCTGGACGGCTGGCCCTTGCAAGCGGCGATGGATGCCGCCGTGCAGTGTGAACGCAGCGCCGATAAAGCCTTCGCCACCATCCAGAGCGGCTACCCCGTGGTGACGGGCCGCCTGCGGGCGGGGCTCGAAATGCGCGATGTCACCACCGATGCGATGCACCCGCGCATCGAGCTGCGCAACGACGTGGTGTACGCCCGCGTGTGGGAATCCGGGGGGAATTCCACGGCGGGCGTCCACAAGCCGGGGAAGCTGTTCGTGCCCACGATGCAGCGGGAACGCCGCATCCTGAACAAGGAACTGAAGGACATCATCCTGACCGGCGCCGAACGGGTAACGGGCGATGAGTAGGCCCAACAGCGGGAACATCGACAAGGCGATCATCGGGGTACTCCAGGCCGATAGCACGCTGGCCAGCCTGATGCCCGATGGGGTGTTCCTGAATGAAGCGGCCCCGGGCGTCACCCGCTTTGTACTGGTGGGTATTTTCGATTCCAACGATGAAGGGATCTTCGGCCAGCAGGGGTACGAAGACGTGCTGTATTACGTCAAAGCCAACGGGCTGTCGCGCACCACCACGCTGGCCAATACCAAAGCCGCAGCCCAGCGCATCGCTGAATTACTCGATGGGGTGGCACTGACCGCCACCGACTACGCCGCGACTTCCTGTGTCAGGGAAAAACGGGAACCCTGGGACACCGTACCTGATCCCGTGGATCCCTCACTCAAGTGGTTCCACTACGGTGGGTACTACCGCGTGATGGCTTCGTGGCCCGATCCGCAACGCACGATGGAGGACTGAATGGCGATTAAGACTGGCCGCTATGGCAAGGTGTCCTGGGATCCCGCAGGCGGTAACGCCCTAGTGCAGATCATCAGCATCAACGCCTGGAAGGGTGATTTCGCCACCGACTACGAAGACGTGTCGTGCTTCGGTGATGCGAACCGCGTGTACGTGCCCGGACTGATGGACATCGGTGGCAGTTTCTCGGGCTTCTGGAACAGCGCCGAACTCGCGTTGTTCAAAGCGGCGATGGCCACCACGCCAGGGACGCTGGAACTGCTGCCGAACACCACGGAGCCCAGCTACACCTGGAAGGGCCCCGCGTACATGGACGCCAGCATTGACTGCAGCTTGAACGCCCCGAAGATCACCGGCAACTTCAAAGCGTCCGGTGATTGGGCGGTACCCGGGGAAGTGGTGGCCACGGCTGCCGGCCCCGGCACAGGCCTGGGCAGCTTCACCCCCGCTGGCGCATCCCCGCCGGCCAACTTCGCAGCCCTCACGGGTGTGACCGCATCACCCGCGACTGCGTGGACCACGGGCCAGTACATCCTGCTGGGCGACGGCAGTAAGGCGAACTGGAACGGGACCGCGTGGGCCGTGGGGGCGCACGCCTGATCGATGCTGCAGCCCGGGTGGGGGGATGTCACGCTGACGGGTGTGGACGCCACCATCGTGTGGGGGTACCACACCGCAGCGGTGTGCCGATCCTGGATTGTCCGACGCACCCCGAACGCCCGCTGGATTCTGTCGGCCCAGATCACCCGGGCCGATGCCTACCAGTTGCGGCAGCGTGATCTGAAATTCACCGCCCCCCGGAAGGGGGGCTTTTTCTGCTGGCCCGTGCTGACGGCCCCGGTGCTGACTGGCACCACGATCAGCGCCACGCTGGGCCCGCCCGAAAGTTGAGGATCGATGCGTTCACGCTTCGTGCAGCCGCACACCGACGTGCTGACGCTGCCCAACGGCGACACCCTGATCGTGAAGCGCCGGCTGAACATCGGGGAACAGCGGGAAAGCTACCGCGCCTGCAGCACGCTGACCGAAGACGGCGACGGCAGCGTGAAACGCGTACCCGATCCGCACCTGATCGGGATCGCGAAGGTGGCCGCGTACCTGGTGGACTGGAACCTGGCGGGGGATGACGCCCCCGTGCGGGGGCTGGACTTCCAGGCCCGCTTTGCGCTGCTGGATAACCTGGAGCCCGAAGACTTCTACGAAATCAAAGACGCGATCGATGCGCACGAAGCGGCAATGATCGCGGAGCGAGTCGCGGAAAAAAATGGCCAGGCTGGAGAGAGGAACGGGCTAGCGATCTCTCCCTTGCCATCAAATGCGGCTGGCCCGTTGACGTTGTCCGCGAACTAGATCCCGACGACTACGCGATCCTGGTGGAACTGCTGAAGCCCGCAGAGTAACCGATGCCCATTACTGGCCACTTTGAAGCCGATTTTTCATCCTTCACCGATGAAGTGAAGGGGGCCACGAAGACGCTGGACACCTTCAAGAAGGACAGCGAAGCCACGGGCAAAGCGATCGACACGATGGGGAAGCAGGCCCCCAACCAGATCAAGCAGATCACCGCATCCACGATCGACCTGAGCGGGGCGTTTCGGCAGTTGTCCGGGGTGATGACGGCGGCGTTTAGCGTCAATGCGATCCTGAATTTCGCGCAGTCCATCCTGGATACCGCCGACGCGATCGGCAAGCTCTCTGCGCAAACGGGGATGTCCTACGACCAGGTGCAGCGCCTGCAGTACATCGCCGGCCAAACGGGATCCTCGATGGCCTCGCTGTCTGGGGCTGCGCAAACCCTGCAGGCCGATCTGGGTGATGACAATGCGGGCGTGGTGGCCGCGATTAAACACCTGAATATCAACCTGGATGATTTTAAAGATCTGGGCGCCTACAGCCAGATGACGCAGTTGAGTGCCGCGATTAGCGGGCTCAAGAACCCGTACGACCAAGCCGCCACCGCTGAAGCCCTGTTCCACAAGAACTGGAAGGAAATTTTCCCCGCCATGAAAACGGATATGGCGGAACTGGGGAAGCAGGCCTGGGTGATGGGCGACGACATGGTAAACAACATGCGTCGCACGAAGGACGAATGGGCCGCCACGAAGCAGGCGATGACCTTTGTGGGCGGGGAAATCATTGCGCTGTTTCACGGCATCGCGGATGAAGTGAAAAAGGGCACCGCCGGCCCGGGGGGTTTGGGCGGGGTGTTTGACGCGTACGTGATTGCCTGGGGGAAGGCCGTTGATGACATCAGAGCGAAATTCGGTGGTGGGGAAAGTGGTGGCCTGGCGGGAATCATCGCCACGATTCCCCCGCTACTGAAACCGATTGCCACGGGGATCGATGACATCAAACTGTCAGCGGAAGAAGCCAAGATCCAGGAAGACAGTTGGACGGCAGCGATCCAGGAACGCATTAAGCGAGAAAAGGAAGAACAGGAATTTCAGGCGGCGATGAAGGCCCACTATGCGGAAGTGGCCACCCTGCAGGAAGAAATCTTCGGGCAGCCGGCGCTGAAAAAGGCGGCCCTCTGGAATGATGCGCTGCTGGGCATCGACGACAACATCGGGATGCTGTCTGCGGCGATGCGCAACGAACTGTCGGCATCCCTGGTGGAAGCGCAGGGGGCCATGCAGAAGCTGGGGCTGCTGGAATCCGACCAGAGCAAACGCTACAGCGAAATCATTTCCAAGATCGACACCTACAACGGGTCGATGAAGTGGCAGGCCGACGTAGTGCTGCCGGCCGCCTCGGGCGCCGTCACCGATTACACGCAGGCCCTATACGACGAAGCCGTGGCGCATGACGCGATCGCGGCTGCGGCTGCGCGGGCCAACGCCGCGAAAGCTGGCGAGATGTTCGCTGCCGCAACCGGCGGGGGTGGCGGTTCCGGCAAGATCGGGTATCTCCCGCCGCGAGGCTCAGAGGGGTACACCGCGATGACGGGCGGGACGACAAGCGGCAGCGGGGCGGGCTCGAGCTATTACACGCCACCCAGGCGGGCCGAAGGCGGCCCCGTCAGCGCCGGCAGCAGTTACCTGGTGGGGGAACGCGGGCCTGAACTGTTCACCCCTGGCAGCAGCGGAGCCATCAGCCCCAACGGGGGCATCACCAACATCTTCCACCTGGTGGATACGGAATCGAACCTGGCCAGGAAAGTCAGCGATCTGATCCTGCGCAGCGTGACGCAGGCCCGCAGGATGTAGATGGCGCCGGCATCCACCAACGCGATCCTGAACATCGGCCGGCTGAATGCCTTCCGGCTGAACTACATCGAGCCCGGGCTGCGGCTGGTCCGTGACACCACGCTGCGCATCACGCTAAACGACACCCCGCTGAAGGTGCGGTACGACAGCCTGACGATTCACGATGTGATCAACGACAGCCCGAATACGTGCAGCCTGATCGTGGACCGCACCACGCCCCCCACGGTGGGCCAGCGGCTGCGCATCACGCTGGGGGTGGACCCCGCCTACCTGCTGTTCGCCGGCATCCTGCAGGCGGCCCGGAAGACGTACGTGGGGAAGCCAGCGGTGCTCGAGTGGGCCTGTGAAGCCCTGGACGATACGGGGCGATCGGATTGGCTGCGCCCCTTCGGGGCCTGGGAAGGCGTCAGTGCCACCACGGTGGCGCAGCAACTGATCGCCAACTTTGCGCCTGGCTTCAGTGCCGCAGGTGTGCAGGCGGGGCTGCCCCCTGTGACGCTGTACCTCGATGGCACCGAACGCATGAACGGGGCGCTGCGCCTGATCGCGAAGTTGATCGGGGGCTACTACTACTGGGAAGACTACGTGCTGCACCTGTTCACCGGCAGCGAAGCGGGCGGGCCCGTGGCCATCACCGGGGCGCCCGGGCAACTGGTGGACGATCCGCCGATCACCGTCACCAGCGATGACAGCCAGATCCGGACGCGCTGTTTTGGCAAGGGGCACAGCGAAGCCACGCTGACCGCCGTGGCTGCCGGGGAAACCAAACTGCCGATCGCCAATGCGGTGATGTTCAATCCCTTTGGCGGGAAGGCCATCTGCGAATGGCAACGCCTGACGTACACGGGCACCGCCATCGGGGAAACAGGGGCGCTGGTGGGCCCTGGCGTCACCCCCAGCACCGCCCCCGTGGCGGCCCTGGCTGCGGGCACCGGCATGGATCCGGGATCGCACCAGTACGCGTATACCTGGGTGACGGCTGCCGGGGAAACCCTGCCCAGTCCGCTGGCCACAGCGGTGATCGTGACGGGGCTGGAAGCGGGCCCGCCGCTGTACGCCCTGAACCCGCAGCCGAACTTGCCGCACTATCCGCAGCCGGCGCCAGGCACCACGCTGGAGTACGCCGTCACGAAGCAAAGCATGGACGGCGCCTATGAAACGGCACGCGGGCCGATTATGAGTGGCCCTGCGCTGTCTGGGCAGTACTACTACCCGTCGATCATGTGTACCGCCGATATGGCGGGCAACCGGATCATTCTCTGGCGACGGGACAACGGGGGTGCGTGGGGCACGCTGGGTTCCACCCCGATCACGGCGCAACCGGTGGGGGGCGTGTTTTCGATTCCCGATACGCTGGCCACACCCACGCCGCGTGCGGAGCCCGCCAACAACTTCGCCAGTGGCCGCGTGAATGTCTCAGGGATCTCCGTGGGCCCTGCGGGCGTGGTGGGCCGGAATCTCTATCGGACCCCCGCGAACGGGGCGCAGTTGAAGCTGTTGACGAATAGTCTGGGCGCCACCACCACCACGTACAGCGATCAATATCCCGATTCCGTCCTGTTGGCCACCACGCCACCCGTGGCCGATACCTCGGGGCTGCAGATGCCCGCCGGCCAGGTGCTGCCAGGGGCCACGGCGATGCCCGTATCGGGCACGGGCCGGGCCCTGGCAGGCGGGGGCTGGGGGGTGGTGGGGAATGGCGAACAGGTGATCCGCTACACCGGGATCAGCGGCAATACGATCACCGGCATTCCGGCCAGTGGTATCGGCGCGATCGTGGCAGCGGTGAACTATAACAGCACAGTGACGGGCGCCCCGATGTTGCTGGGGGTGACGGGGATCGGCACCGGCATTCGGCAAGGGGCACCCGTCAACATCTGGGTACAGGTGGACGATACCGCAGCGCAGGCGGCCCTGGCGGCCCGCGTAGGGGGCTCTGGCATCGTGGAGCAGTTGATCAGCGATGAACGCCGGGGGGAAGCCTCGCTACTGGCGCTGTGCCAGGCCGACCTGTCCCGCTTCGCGTACCCCATCGTCACCGTCCAGTACGTCTGTTTCGATCCGGCCACCAAAAGCGGGAAGACGATCCGCGTGGCGCTGCCGGCGCTCAGTCTGGATGTCACGCTGATGATCCAGGATGTGACGATCGACAGCTTCCACCCGAAGCCCCGCTTTACCGTCACTGCCAGCAGCGTGCGATCGTCGCTCGAAGACGTGCTGCGCCAACTGGTGGGCACCCTGGAAGAAGGATTCTAAATGCCGATCAACCGTGGCCCCTTCAATGCGCTGATCGATGACGATGGCAGCGGGAAGACGGGCAGCATCTGGAACAAAGCCGCGATCAGTGGCGTGCTGCTGGATCCGATCGATGCGCTGGTGGGCCCAGTCACGCCGTATACCCCGACGTGGCGAACAGGGACCGGCGCGATCGCCATCAACAATGGCGCACTGGCCGGCCTGTATGTGAACGTGAATGGGCTAGTGGTGTTTACGATCAATATGGTATGGGGATCGGGAACCGCAGGGCCGACTGATGCCTGGTTATTCGGGCTGCCCCCGCCCGTGCCGCGTACGGGATTCGATATATGGGGCGTGGGCCACGCACTGGGACCACCGTACGTGCCGTTGTACTGCTTGCAGTTTGGCGCGACGGAAGTACAGCCCGTCTACGGCCCTGGCGGTACGACTGAAACCGCATTGTCCTACACCGTCCCATTTACGTGGGCAGCAGGCAAGCGGATGGTGTTATCAGGGGCGTACTTCGTCTGACGGGGGGATTCATGGCTGGCGTGCAACCACCCGAAGGTGGGCAGAAAAACTACGTGACGAAACCGCAGCAGGTGTATGGGGAACAATATCTGGCCGGCGGCCCGCTGCCCGTGGGGGCCGTGGCGGAACTGCCCGACTATCCGCCCGAAGGCGGGCCCTATCTCCCGCTGCCCCCATGCGTGTTCGTGATCCATTCCACCGACTGGGTGATCACGAACAAGCACACAGGCGTGCCCACCGAAGTGATCACGGATGACACCTTCACCGAACGCTACGGGGGCGGGCCCAACGTCTGATGGCCTGGTGGACGGAGCCCGGGCTGCTGGCCGTGGTGACGCTGGTGGGGCTGCTGGTGATCGCCCGCCTCGCCCGCCGTCGCTAGGGTATTTATTCGATGGGTGTCAGATAGCCAGACCCAAACCGCAGAATTCCTGAGGAATTGGCACAGGGATACGTCTTCCTCGATTCCCTGCGTATTCAGTCAGGGATCTCAACGTCGTCAGGGATCTCGACTTCGCGCTCTTCGCCCCGCATCAGGTCATCGCGCACGGATAAGTACGCGCCGATGGCGTACTGGATGTTGATCAGGGTTTCCTCGACGGTGTCCCCATCCACCCACAATCCAGGCAACGCGGGGCAGCTTGCGAGGTAGCCGACTTGCGGCTGCCCCTCCGGGCCCATATCGACCTGCACTAGTAGGATTTTGTACATCATCGGCTACGTCACTCTTTTTTGAGACTAGCGCGGGCCTGGCGCACTGCGCGGGAGCGTCGATCGTGTTCTTCCTCGTCCCAGACGCAATCGATCAATTGCTCGAAGGCGGCAGCCTTAACCGGATACCGATCCTGCAGCCGTGCGACTTTGTCGGGCAGGGAGAGGTTAGCGAACGCGGTCGATCGATGAGCGCCTGCACTGGTCGCCACTAGGCACCTCGACGAGTGGGGATTGCGCCGGGGCGGGCCGTGGGATCTGGCCCGCCGAAAAACCTGAAGCCTACACCAGATGTCGGAATTGTCCTGTCAGATTCCTAGCGACATCCTTCGATAGAGGTTATTCCTTCCGGCGCATCCGTTCGTGGATCGTCCTGCGGCTAGGCTTGCGTGGTTCGGGGCCGCCCCCGACGATTTCCAACAGGGCTGGCAGGATGCGGGGCTTATCGCGCACCGCTTCGATCAGCTTCAATTCGGACGGCGTCAGATCCGCCACAAACTCCCGCCCGGGCTCCCGCATCAGATCCGCCAGCGACAGATCCAGCACGCGGGCGAACGCAGCGAGTTCTTCCACCATCAACTGCACTTGGCCCGTCAGGATCTTCTGCACTTTGCTCTGGGTCCACGTTTCGCTGGTGTATTGCTCCAGGCGTTCAGCGGCCACGCGTTGGCTGATCTTGCGATGCAGTAATTCATCGCGCACGCGGGCGCGGACACGCTGCGACACGTCAGGGGGCATTTCCATGTCAGTGTCGGGCGAAGCCAGCGAAGTGTGCAAGGGGGCCTGATTCAGATTATGCATCCGAACATGGGGCACTTGCATCCTGAAACTAAAATCGGGTAATGTCGCGCCGTGCAAAAGCGTAAAGTGAATCACCCCCGCCGGTCGTATCCCAGCCTGCTGGCGTGGCGACGGGCGCAGGGGCTCAGTCAGCGGGATGCCGCGCTGCGGCTGGGCCTCACGCAAACGTCGTACTCGCGTGCCGAACTCGGCCAGGTGGTGCCGCGCCGGGAATCCCTGAAGCGGGTGATCGCCGAAACGGGCGTGCCGCTGGAAGTGCTGGTGGGGCTCGCGTGAATCTGAATCCGCACGCCCGCGAATCGGAAACGGGCCACACCCACCAGTTGAATCTGAATCAGGGTATTTGCGGTCAGTAAACCAAGTTGGGCCTATGCATTTACTGAGTCAAAAGCCGAGGTCTGATAATGTATGTTACGGTAACTCGCTGAATCCGATTCAGCATCGCGGCCGTCAGTGCCGCAAAAAAACCAGAACAATCAGGCCGACGAGCAGGGGCACCGCCACTAGGAACCCCACTGCCAGATCCGACCGATCCATACCTCAAGCTACTCGTTTTCTGACTCTGGCGCAAGCCGGAATCGCGCACCTGTTCTGCCGGCTGTTTCGCGGGCACGCCTGGATCCGCACGTACTACCGGGGGCGCATCTTCCTGGAGTGCTGCCACTGCGGCCAGCGCACCCCGGGCTGGGAGGTATTGACGTGAGTACCGAACTGGCGACACAGCCGATCGATGCCACCACCGTGGCCCGCGTGCTGCTGCACGGCGATCTGCGCCAACTGAATGATGCGCAGAAAGTCAGCTACTACAAGTCCGTCTGCGACAGCGTGGGGCTCAACCCCCTGACGCAGCCCTTCGCCTACATCGTGATGCCGCAGGGCAAAGAAGTCCTGTACGCGAAGCGGGAAGCCACGGAGCAGTTGCGATTCCTGCACAGCGTCAGCATCGATCCGAAGACGTTTACGCGGGAAGTGATCGAAGGCGTGTACATCGTCACCGCGTCAGCCTCGCTGCCGGCGGGCCGTACCGATGTGTCCACGGGGGCCGTCTGGATCGACGGGCTGAAAGGCGAAGCCCGGGCTAACGCGATGATGAAAGCGGAAACGAAAGCGAAGCGCAGGGTAACGCTGTCGATCTGCGGGCTGGGGATGCTGGACGAAACCGAAGTGGCCGACCTGGCAGCCGCGAAGCCGATCGGCCCAGCGGCACCGGAACGCCCCACGATCGCGGCAGCCCTCGAGCCCGATCCCGTGGACGAACCGCCAGCGCCGGATGGCTTCGTGCGGGTGATGCTGATCGAAGACACCCCGACCAGTAACCCGAACGTGATCCGCTTCACGATCACGCTATCGGATGGCCTGATCGTCACCACGGTGAATAACTGGCTGGCGTCGCTGGCGCAGACGGCGCTGGAACGACGCACGCTGATCCAGGTCAAAACAAAACCCAGCCGCTACGGCAACGGCACGGACCTGGCGGGGATCACGGAATACGCACCCCCACCGAAGCCGGAACCGAAGCCGGAACCGACACCGGAGCCAGCGAAGCCGGCCAGTCTGCCGCTGACCGCCGAAGACATCCCGTTCTGACTGGGGGGATCACCGATGGAACTGGACGAAGTGGCCCGCCGCGTGTGCGCAATGGAACGGCGCCAGGACGAATGGATCGCCCGGGCCAATCTGACGCTGCAGGAACTGACCGTGGATTCTGATCGCTTGCTGCGCCGGCTGGAACGCCTGCTGGACGCGTTGGACGAAGACACCGACCACATCACGTATGACCGATCCTGAGTACGTGTTCACGATCGCGATCAGCCAGGCGGAAGCCGAAGCCCTGGCCCGGGGCGAAATGCCCCCAGCGGTGCAGGACACGGTGATCAGTTTGTTGATCGATGTGCGGGCCACACCGGGGGAAGCCGTTGAAGCGATGGCCCGCAGACGGAAGCCGGGATCGAAATCGACCGTTAATCAGTGAAGGGGGATGCCTGATGAAGAAAAAAACCGAGAGTACGCCGCAGCCCGCTAGCCCGCCGAACCTCTGGACTGAGTACCGCATTCGCTGGGAATTTCTCACGTCCCTGTGTGGCTCGATCCCCGCTGATCCCGAAGTGATCAAGAAGTGGCTGGCCACCATTGAAGCCCGCGTGAAGCCCCCCGGGGCGCTGTCCATCCAGGAAATCAACGAAGAGGTGCTGGCCAGCATCGAGCGTGGCGAAGGGGAACCCGATCAGTCCTATTCGCTGCTGGTGTTTCAGCGCCACGAAGGCGGGCTAGCGATGCGGGCCGCCACGGTGAAAGCCCATATGAAGGACTGCGCCCGCGTGCTGTCTGCGCAGTTTGTGGGGCGCATCCAGGGGGAACGGGCCTTCAGTACCCGCGTGCTGAACGGGGTGTATCCCGATGCCCGCCAGTACTGGCTGCCGATCACCAGGCCCGATGGGACCGCGATCGCCACGGCAGACGGGGAACGGGATAAGGCCATCCATGTGCGGGGCCCGCGTGGCGAACCGTTGTCGGCGCTGAAGCGGTTTGAATTCATCCGCCCGCCGGCTGTCCTTGAATTCACGCTGAAGGTACTGGGCCGATCCGTGTCCGAAACGGATCTCCATCACTTGTTTTCATATGGGGGCACACATGGCTACGCAGGCGAACGCAGCGACGGGGAAGGCCGCTACGACTACACCATCGAACGACTCACCCCAGAAAGCGGCAGTGTCCCTGTTGCGGAAGGACGCACCGCAGATCCGCACCGCTGACGCGATCATCGGCAAACACGAACAGATCCAGGATGCGCTGGAGCATGACCGCATCAGCGGCAAGGTGGCGGAACAGATGAACCAGACGCTGAAGGGGATCATGGGCGTGGAGAAGTTGGGGCTGCAGTATCTCAGCCTGGCGCTGAAGTTTGGCCGGAAGGCCCCGGTACCCCGTAGCCCGATCCTGCGCAACATGATCGGACTGCCCGTCACCCTCTCACCCACCGATGGGGAATTCGTACGGGCGCTGATCCCTGAGAAGTGACGCCGAGGCATGAACTGTTGTGCGTTGGGGTGAGTGTGCGCCGAAGTGCTATGACGCCGAGCCGTGTAGTGGCAGTGATGTGAGGTGACGTGGCGATGCACAGTCGTGAGGTGACGCCGAGATCTGACGCGTAGTGCCGTGCCGTTGTCGTGCCGAGCGGTGACGTGGCGCCGAGCAGTGAGACGTCGTGAAGTGGGGTGCCCAGTTGTGCTGTGACGCCGAGGTGTGAAGTGAAGCGGCTGTGGCATGAGGTGAGCGGGTGCGTGGTGACGTGACGCCGAGGGGTGATTCGTAGTGGACGGATGTGATGTGTATCGACGCCGAGCCGTGTAGTGAAGTGGGCTCGAGTTGACAGCGTCGTGCGTTGTCGTGACGCCGAGGTGTGCAGTGGGGCGTAGTGCCGTGGTGCGGTGGAGTCGTGAGGTGAGCTGACGCCGAGGGGTGGTGCGCGATGTAGTGGGGCGTGCTGAAGTGTCGCCGAGGTGTGGGGCGTGCGTGGCGTGAGCCGTAGTGTCGTGACGCCGAGTTGTGTGTTGTTGCTGCGGTGGGGCGTAGTGAGATGCCGCCGAGTCGTGAGGTGAGGTGCCGTGAAAGGCAGTGTCGTGACGCCGAGAAGTGTTGCGAAGTGGTGTGCCCTGCAATGCCGCCGAGAACTGCTTTGTGATGGATCTGACCTGCCCTGCAGTGTCGCCGAGTTGTGTTGTGTTTCGAGGTGTTGTGCGGTGCGACGGTGTGACGCCGAGTTGTGTGCTGCAGCGAAGTTGCGTGGCTGTGCCGTGAAGTGACGCCGAGGTGTGGCGTGATGTGCCGGTGACGTGGCGGTGACGTGGAGTGTGGTGCCGTGGCGTGTCGCCAAGTGATGAAAGGAAGTGATCTGAATGCCGTATAGATTTACCTGGTATCCCACCCCGCTGGACGGTGCCGTGGTGACGCTGACCCCTGACGGGGCAGGCCCACTGGTGGGCTCTGCGTCCACCGATGACAACGGGCGCCCCTGCCACACCTGTCAGTTGCCCGATGGCACCGCGAACGGCCACGGGGCGCAACTCGATCAGACGGCCCCGGGCCATCTGCCGCAGCGCCTGCGGGGCATCCTGTACCTGCTGGGCGATCAGACCGCTGCGTTACAGGTGGATGACTGCACGCTGACACCGGAGCCCGAAGCCCCGCCAACGCCCGGGCCGACACCCCCGCCGGCTGGGGGCGATCCCTTCACGATCATCACGAACGTGTACAACACCGGCCACTTCGACTTGGGTACGCATAACGGCTGCGGCACCTTCGTGGAAGCCTGCCTGGAAGCCCTGATGACGCAGGACTCTGCGCTCTGGGGGCACATCCTGAAAACGCCTGGCCAAAACCAGTACAACGGCCACGCGGTGGATGCGCTGATGCTGCTGGCCGGTGAAGGAAACGGCATCTTCGACATCATCCAGTCCAGCGTCAGCCCCGAAGCGAAGCCGCAGTACATCCGGCAGGGGGATCCCGATCCGAACCTCTGGTACCAACCAGGCACGCAGTACACGCTACTGGCCTTCCCGCGTCACAAGTGATTGGAGTACCAACGATGCCGGATGTACTCAACATCACGCAGGAACGTGCCGCGAATCGCTTCTATCAGATGGCCCGTATTGAACGCAGCATCGATCGGAAGCTGACGGAAATCGGGATCGTCAAAGAGAGCCTGAAGGACTTGAACGAAGAATACCAGGGCCTGCTGCTGCAGTTGCGCCAGGCGGCCCGCGATGAAGGTGATCTGCCCTTGCTCTCCCTGATGGAGGGGGAGTGATCAGCATCATGCGCCTGGACGGATTATTCTGGTGGATTCCGCGTTGGCTGAAATCGTCAGCGAAGTTAACGATGTCATTAGAAGAGCAGGGAGCGTATCGGAATCTGTTGGATGCCGCGCAACTGCGGGGTGGGGCGCTGCCCGACGATGAACAGATCCTGGCCAAAGCGTGCGGGGATCCGACCAGATGGAAAGCCGTACGGAAAGCCGTGATGCCGTATTTCGTGAAGCGGAAGGATGGCTGCTGGCACAACGAAACCCTGGACGAAATCTTGGCGGTATCGGTGAAGCGGGCCGAACGGCAACACCGCTACCGCGAACGGCTGAAAGGGAACGGACACAGTAACGCGAAGCGTAACGCACGCCGTAACGCACGGCATAACTGACCCCGTGTATCTGTCTCAGTATCAGTATCTGTCTCTTGTACGTACGTGTTCCCGTCGTACCGTCTCTTTAATTGAGAGAGTAGTGCAGGGCCTTCGGCCCGATCCGCCTGTGGAAAACCAAAAACGCGCCGGAATTTTTCCCCGATCCGCCATCCTGGCAGCCGTGCTGCACGAACTGCTGAACGTGGAATCGTTTGCCACGATCGCGGACCTGGCCGATGCGCTGAAAACGCGGGCCGCACGGCTGCACATCCCGTACGACGTGCAGGCGATCACCGATGCCCTGGTGATCGTGCATCGCACGCGAGATCTGACCCGATGACGAAAGATGCCCAAACCGAAAATGATTCCACCCGACGTGGTGGCCGCAGCCTACGTGGAACTGACGGTGGCGATCGTCCACCTGGAAGAACGGATCACGGATCTGCACCACGATCTGCGACGGCTGGAACTCCAACTGTTACGGCCCGACCTGATCCCGGGGCCTGGACGCACTACACGCACCCGGGGCAGCCGGTGAACCGCCACGGCTGGACGACAGCGGTGTGCGGGTACCGGGTGAATGAACACCACTTCGAGACAGACGACCAGCACCCGACGTGCCCCCGCTGCCAGGCGTGGATCGAGGAACGGAACCGATGACGATTCATCATCGCCAGCAGAATCTCCAGCACACGCTGCGCAGTGCTAAGCCAGGCGATACCGTCCTACTGGAACCAGGTCGCACCTACACGGGCAATTTTGAACTGCCGAATCATGGGGGCAGCACGCCGATCACCATCACCACCGATGGCCCGATCCCGCCAGCAGGCACCCGCATCACCCCGGAGACGGCGGCCCCGCTGGCCAAGATCCAGGCCGCGCCTGGTGGAGAACCCGCGATCCGCACGGCGCCGGGGGCCGCCTTCTGGGATCTGGTGGGGCTCGAGTGTTTGCCGAATCCTGGCGGGTACTACGACATCGTGCGGCTGGGTGATGGCTCAGAGGCCCAGCACACCACGGAGTCCATCCCGCACCACCTGACGCTGGACCGCTGCTACATCCACGGCGATCCGGTGACGGGGCAGAAGCGGGGCATCAGCCTGCAGGCGGGGTACACCACGATCCGCGACTGCGACATCCGCCACATCTTCCAGCACGGGCAGGATACGCAGGCGATCGCCGGCTGGAACGGCCCGGGCCCGTGGCTCATTGAAAACAACTACATCGAAGCCGCCAGCGAAAACATCCTGATCGGGGGCGATTCGATTCGCATCCCCGACATGCTGCCGTCAGACATCACGATCACCGGCAACACGGTGTGTAAGCAGCGGGCATGGGCCGGCCAGGGCTACAACGTCAAGAACCTGCTGGAGCTGAAGACCGGCGCCAGCGTCATCATCGATGCCAACACCTTCGATGAGAACTGGGCGGGCGAAGGGCAGAGCGGCTACGCGATCGTGTTCACCGTGCGCAACGAATACGGGGCCAACCCGTGGGCCACCATCAAAGACGTACGCTTTACGCGGAACACCGTGCGGCATTCGTCCGGGCTGTTCAACATCCTGGGCCTGGATGATCGCGGCCCTGCGTACCCTTCGGTGCTGCTGTCCAATCTGCTGATCGAAGATACCCTGGCGTACGACATCAACCAGACGGGTGGGGGCGCCGGCCACTTCGCCCAGATCCAGCGGGGCGATCGCATCGTGGTGAATCACAATACGGTGATCACCACGCAGGCGGGGCAAGCGGTGACGGTGTACCTGCTGGCCGATGCCCAGTCAGGTTTCGTGTTCACCAATAACATCCTGCCCAATCACGGGCTGTGCATCTTCGGGGATCACGGGAAGGGGGACGGCATCCCCACGCTGGACGAACATGCGCCCGGGTGGACGGTGGCCCGCAACGTGGTGTATGGCCCGTGGGCCGCGAACTATCCGCCCGATACCGCGTTTGCAGAACCGGACATCCACGCGGTGGGTTTCGTGGACGTGGACGGCCACGATTACCGGCTGGCTGAGGACTCGCGGTACGTGGGTGGGGCGCTGGATGGCACGGACATCGGGGCCCGCCAGGATCCGCCTGTGGCCCCGCCCGTGGCTGCCTGTACCCACGCTGTGCTGCGCTGTGCGGAGTGTGGCCAAGAATGGTACGCCGACGAATGAAACCCACCCTCTGCGGGAAATGCGGGGCCAGCCTGATCGGGTTGCCGCTGAAACAGGAACGCTGGGACACCGTCGATCACGTCTGGGTGGGTTTCCTGGACTGTCCGACCTGTGCCGCGATCTACGTCTGCATCTGGAAAGGCCCGCCCCCCGTCAATGGAAGGAACTTATGATCACGCTGCACCTGGTGCTCTACATCCTGGCGCTGGTCTGCTTCATCATCGCGGCCGCCGGGGTACCGTCGCGTATCAACCTGATCGCCACAGGGCTGGCGCTGTGGATGCTGTCGCTGATCGTCTGATGGGTACCCTGTGCTTGTTCTGCGGGGGCGATGCGTCCACCCCCGACCACTTCGCCCACTGTGATGGTCGGCAGGGCCAGCAGGAGGCCGATCGGATGCGGGCTGAAGACAGAGCCCGGGCCGATCGCCTGCCGTCCTTCACCGGAGCCGCAGCGGGGCAGGCCCGCCGCGACATCGGGATGGCCCGCGTGGACGCAGCCCCGCCGGATTATCACGATGAACTGTGGGCTGCGTGGCGCTGGTGCTGTGAATCGCAACCCGAAGTCACATCGGATGATCTGTGGCGGGCCCTGCCGGCGCACCTGGTGGCCACGATTCGCCCGAACATCATCGGCAGCCTGCTGCGCCAGTCTGCGAGTCTGCGCCACTGGACGGTGGACAGCGGCAGGGTGGTACACACCACGCGGGCGATGGGGCAGGCCCGCCGGCTGACGGTGTGGCGCAGCCTGATCTACCAGCGCCAGGCCTCACGCTGATGCTGACGGTGGGGAGCTTGTTCGCCGGCATCGGAGGTTTCGATCTGGGCTTCACTCGAGCGGGCTGTGAGATTCGCTGGCAAGTGGAAATCGATCCGTTCTGCCAGGCGGTATTACAGCAGCACTGGCCGGAAGTGACACGCTATGGCGACATCCGATCCATCGAGCCCGCCACCCTTGCAGCAGTTGACGTTGTTTGCGGCGGATTTCCCTGTCAGCCGCATTCCCTTGCTGGCCGACGTGAAGGGGCTGCAGACGATCGGAACCTGTGGCCCGACTTTGTCCGCATCATTCGCGGTGTTAGACCCCGCTGGGTGGTGGCGGAAAACGTCCCAGGGCTACTGTCAAATGATGCTGGACGGTTCTTTGGCGGAATACTCAAGAGACCTGGCCCAGAGCGGGTACGCTGCGGAATGGGATTGCCTACCGGCATCAGCCTTTGGCGCCCATCACCAGAGAGACAGAGTCTGGATCGTGGCCGACACCCACCGCACAGGATGCGGCGAACAACGGCGCATCTTCACAGTACGACCGGAACTCTTTGCCCCTGAATGCAGCGGTGGGTGGCGCATTGAACCCGACGTGGGTCGAGTGGCTCATGGGGTACCCGCTCGAGTGGACCGCTTGCGAGGTTTGGGAAACGCGATCGTCCCGCAGATCGCGGAATGGATCGCCCGCCGGATCAGGACGTACGAGGTAGGGGCATGATCGGTTTTTTTGGCCGGCCCCCTTTGGCACCGTTCAGACGGGCGGCGGTGGCTTTGGCGCCCGACGTGACGCGGCCACCTTTGCGGCCCAGAGCAACAGCGGCTGGGTTCTTACGAGACATGGGCAAGCAGCGTGGCATCACTCGCCACGGCGAGTCGCTCAAAGGTCGCGACACGATCGCGGAGTTGACTGGCGGTAAAGCCGTTCACCTTTCGGCCAGTACGCTCCGCTCGAGCCAGCATGAAGCGCAAGCCAGCAGCGTTCTTGGCGTACTGCGTGCGGAGTTGATCGGGCGTGAACTGTGAGAAGAAGGACATTACATAGAGATTAACCAAATCGCTTGGGTTTGTCAAACTATGCGGTACTGCGCCCAGCCCGGATGCCCCACGTTAGTGCCGAAAGGCTACTGCCCGACGCATCGCACGATCCACCGCAGCCCATGGGCGCTGCGCCAGGCAGCGCCGAAGCTGCGTGGCTACGGGCACGAATGGAAGCGGCTGCGCACCTGGTTCATGCGCCAGCCTGGCAACCAGCTATGCCGGCTGTGCGAACAGCACAACGTGCTGGTGCTGGCCACCGACTGCGATCACATCGTGCCCTTTCACGGGCTCGATGATCCGAAGCGATTAGATCCGACGAACCTTCAGCCCTTGTGCCACGCCTGTCACCAGCAGAAAACCGCAGCAGGTGGATGAATGTTTGACTACAAAACATCACGCGATGAAATCCTGGACGCGATGGATCGCTTTGGCGGGAGCTTCGTGCAGCAGTTGGCCGTGCTGTACCGCCACGGTGATGAGGTGAACCGCCGCAAGCTGGAAGTGGCCTTCCATGATGAATTCGTGGAATACGACGATATGGCCGTGCAAGCTCATGATCGATGAAACGCAGGCCCGCCACTGGTGCGCGGACCTGGCCAGTCGGCTGCCGTCGCAAGTGATCCGCCCGCATGATGTCCCGTACCTGACGCGCTACTTCTGCGCCGGCTGGAATCCCACGAACCGGGAACCAGGCCCTGCGCTCTTCCTGCACCACTTCGTGGGCTCCGATCCGAATGATGCGGTGCATTCCCACCCGTGGACGTGGGGCGCCAGCCTGATACTGGTGGGTGGGTACACCGAACACCGCTGTACGCCAGATGGCCGGCACAGTACCCACACCTACACGGCCGGCACTGTGAACGTGCTGCAGCCACGCGATCGCCACCGCATCGAACTACTGGGCGCAGACTGCTGGACGCTGTTCCTGGCAGGCCCGTATGCGCAGGCGTGGGGATTCTTCCCATCATGCGAGGATATGTGAGAGCGAAAGGGGTACCACCTTCGCCGACACCCCAAACCCGTACCACCTTCGCCTACACTCCAGACGTACCACGATCGGTATCAAAGTTACGGGCACGATGCGGCTGTAAGTGCTTGATATACAA